GAAGCGGCCTCCCACAAAGGTATTGCCGTTTAGATTTGTCGTGATTACGCCTAAATTGTCGTGATTGCTGTCGTGATTAGTTTAGGTTACGTCACGACCTGGCTTTGCAACATTATACCATAGTTATGTAATGTTTGTCAATCTTTTATGTCTGTTGTTTATGTCAACTGCGTTTATGTCAACTGCGTTTATGTCAACTGCCTTGGTTCCTGTACCTCTTGCGCAAATCTTTAGTACGTACCAAGTTCTTGTCAAAGTACTCTGCCAGCACACGCTCAATCTCATCCACCTGAGCCAGTAACGACGCGCGCCAGTTTAGATAGAATTGTTCGTCAAACGCTATCGGTGTTACAGTTTGGTTACGGACTAGGTAAGATACTGGTGCTTCACTCATTTAACTTAACCTCTGGCAACCACCTCACAGGCCAGCAGTAGTTGGCAATCCAGAAAGCCAAAGGGCTTGGCAAATAACGCGATAACCTTAGCGAAAGTTGATCTCTTTGAGACTTTTCTTTCCTTGCTCGACAAATCAATTCAACCAGCATTTGGTTATTGTCCACTTGAAACTCCTTCAGGAAATAAGCAATTGGATGGTTGCTTAACTCTTCCCACGATGCTTTTTCATCTTCTGTAGGTATCATTCACACATCCTTTCAATCACATCTGTAATCGCTTCGACTATCAATCTTAGCCCATGACCAGTCGCAATTATCAGTGGCCATGTAGCCCAGTTCAACCATCACTGTCCAGATGTGACGTAACGTTTCATCATGTATTTGCCAACATGGCCCATTTTTGTTCAACCAGACAGCAATATTCCACGAATTAGTATAAGCCTTGCTTGCCCCCATACAATCTGCTATCATCTCACGCACATAAGTCTCAGGCATCGGTAAAGGTCTATTGGCATATTTTCCACTGCGAGGTATCCAATAGCCCCAGTGATGAGGATTGCGATTCTCGTGATGTAGCCATGCTTTAGTAAACTCCGCGGACACTTTCTTTCGATCATTGGGAGATTGAGAATAGTCACCTTCAAAATTCCTAGCATACCTGCCAAACTCATATGGTGTGAATTTGCTCCAGTCATGAATGATCAAACGCCATGGCGGTACGCCTAATCTCTTTCCTGCCTGAAAGACAAACCACTTGTGACGCAACAGTGTCCACAGAAATCGTAAGTAAATCATGTGTCCTTGCTCATCCTTTCAATCACGTCTGTAATCGCTTCGACCGTCGGAGGAACCCACAATAACACCGCCCAAAGCAATCCAAGGTATAGCAGCTCACGGTAGAACTGTTCAGCCGTTGACATCTCATATCTTCGGCAATGGCCCTTTGCTCATCGGCTCGTCTGTCGGTACGAGCTGGCACTGACACCTAAACCCGCCACACTCCAACTCTGGCGACTGTGGCCGGATCGTCCACTGACTACCACGCTTAACCTTTCCTGCTAGCCTGGCACAGTCTTTGCAATGCTCAGTTGGCCCTAATGTCCACTTTAGTTTCTTATCAGCGCAGGCCATGGTTCTGGCTTGGTTCTTAGCATCATTGTACCGGTTCGACCACATTTCGCCACGGGTTAGTAGTGGTCCTAGTAATCCACCATTAGCTTTACTGTTCTGTTCTATAGCACTGGCAAAACCGTTGATGTATCCCATCTGACCAGTTATCATACTTTGCCGTGCCATTTGCTCTTCTGGTGAAAGCTCATTAGGTAATATGCCACATTCGGCAGCACCGTCATTCCAGGCGTTGGTTATGCCGTATCTAACCGCGCTTGCCATAGCATCGAAGAAATCATAGTAGTCCATCACGCCAGACCACAGACCACGTACAGCAGCACGCACGTTACGAGCAAAGGCTTCTTTATGATCTACTTCTTGCAAGTCACTGACTTTTAGGTGTTGCACACGTGGGTCTTTAGTCACAGCCCTCTACCTCAAGTCTAGCACCTAGAATCCAAACAGCTAATCCAATCAGCTTTGTCGCTATCCAAGCACGGACCTTGAACTTGCTGCTGATTACTACTGATATTGTAACATTTTTCGGGAGTTGTTTTAGTATGACTTCAGTTGGTAATGCCATTGTCAATCAGCACTCCTAGTGCAAACTCCGCTACTTCCTCAGCCGTCACACTGCCATCTGCTAGATTCTGTTTAGCAATGTCCACGGCCCGGTTAACCTGTGCCTTCACCTTCGGCTCAAGTAGTTTCTGCGCATCTCTCACACCGAACTTCTCCAAGCCGATTGTAGCCAGTTTCTCTAGAATCACTTGCGCTTGCTCGAACGGCATAGCACCATCCAATGCCGCTTTTTCAACAGCACCAAACATCTGGACTAACAGCACCAGATCAATGTCAACCGGCGTCTCAAGTGTAACCGTGCTGCTGTAGTCCGAGAACTCTTTGCCGCTCTGTCTCAATACAATCTCGCCCAGGTCATTCAGCACGTCAATCCACCAGGATTGGTAACGGTTCATCGTTTCCATCCACGGCATCACAGTCATCTCTGCCACTGAGCGATTTTGCCAGGCATCGGCGCGGCCCGACCAACCAAGCGGAACTTTGGTTCCTGCTGATCCTTGGCCTAGCACGATCATCGTGCTTTGGCGGTCGTCACCAGCAGCGGTGCTCAACGGCATACGTGACCTGGTCAATGCCTCGTTCTCAATCCAGGTTGACCCTGGTACTGGTGCCGGATTGTCCTCCGTCCAATTGCTGGTGGTGGCATAAGTGGATGATAGCCTGGACGCAATGGAGTCTATAGCACGGCTGCCACTCGTGGCTTTGAGCTTGTCCACGAACATAGCCACTGCGCGGTTTTTTGCCAACACGTCACCAAGTGCATCTTTGTATGCCCTGAACCACTGAAACGCTTGGTGGAACTGCGGCCAGCCTCGGCTTTCCATCTTGCCAAGTGCGGCTTGCATTGCTACCACGCTCGTACCTTCTCGAAGCTCACTCGCTACAATTGAACCACTTGGTATCTCAATCTTGGCCAAATCAGCAGGATCAGCACACCAATCAGGATAGTAGATTTGCCTGTGTTCTCCTGTGGCGTTTTGGACGTAGTACAGCGGTATCAGATCATCGTCTGGTTTACAGATGATGCTACTGATTTGGTCGGTTTTCAATAGTCGCAGGGTTGTGGTTGATCCATTCAAGCCACTGAACTCATTTGTCCAGAATACAAAGAAAAGCTCACCGTCCTGTGTAACCATATTGCTGAGTTGGTGTACATTGCGCTGGCCAAGTAACGCCTTGTTGCGCCTGGCTGTCCAGAATTCCTCCATCACTGGTATAGCTTTGGGATCATTTGGCACAACACTTACAGACCGACCAAAGCCGAAATCGGTCCAAGTCTCAATAGCGTTCTTGGTCTGCGTATCGTAGAACGCCATGCGCCGACTTTCGCGCACTACGCGCAACCGGTCCGCCTCAGTGAATTTCAGATCACCACCAACGCCCCGACCATACAGTACATCATAACCCTGTTGGCGTATGATAAGATCGAGGAGTTGACTGTCAACTTCCTCTAATGACCGCCGGAGACTCTCAGGGCTGAGTAGTGCTGGACCTTCCCTGTAGGCTCGCTCATAAAGGTCCTTGATTTCTTCTAGCTTGTTTAGCTCATCGCCTAATAGTAACTTTGTTAAACTTTGTCGTATTGTCATACTTTCACCATGCTACCACACTCCTACTCTCACCGGGTTGTAACTCACCTGTTCTTGTTCACCAGGACCGATTAGACCGGTTACCAAGTACCGCAGACAGTCTAGCATATGGTAGTCATTCTTGTTCTCTATCGTGTCGGTCACAATGCCTCTTGTTACCTTACGTTTGTAACTGCCTATCTCGCTCAGTGTGATTGGACAACTGTCGTGAATGACTAACGCATCGTCGCGTAGTAACTCAATGACTTTGTCGATACCAGCCCATACATCAGTGACGCTTGACGCGATGAGCGGTATGCCGTGTCCTTGGTAATCAGCTCTTTGTTGTCGCTCGCTTGGACCTCCACCATACCAGGCAAAGATCGGTTCGTTTCTGCTAGCCTTTAGAATGTCTTTACAGTGTTGCGCTGTGGTTACTCCAAACGGCTCACAGTACTCACGGTAGATGTTCAACACCTTACCGGCCGGGTCGAACGCACACCACAATGCACCGACGTATGCACCAACTGGATCAACTCCAACCACGCGCGGCCAAGTCCTATCAGGTACAAATGACTTAACTTTGTGTTTCTCTTCGTCGAATATCTCATAAATTGCGCCTTCCTCAGCAGCCCAACGACCATAGAACAGTCTTTGCTTTCTACTGCCAGTTAGATTCTCCAGTGCTGCAAGCCGTTTCTGGCCTGCCTCTGTAATCTCGCCTGTGTCCTGATTGTACAATTCAGGATTGTCACGGTGTGACGAGTCAAACCTGGTCAGTACACCACTAGCCGCACGGCTCATTATCCAGTGTGTCGGTGCTGCTGGGTTGCAATCTCCTATGGTCTGCGAGTATGGCATATTGCCAGCCCGTCCAGTTGTGCG